CAGGCTCTCGCGCTCAAAAAGAACCGCTGCGGCAGGTCGCCAATCTCCAAGGTATCCGACAACGAACACACGGCGGCGTCTCTGGGCCACTCCGAAGTATTGAGCGTCAAGCACTCTGTAGGCAAACCCATACCCGAGTTCGCCCAGCGCCCCGAGGAAGGTTCCAAAATCCCGTCCTCTGTTGCTAGACAAGACGCCGGGGACGTTCTCCCAAACCAGCCACTTGGGGCTATATCGTGCAGCGATGGCAAGATAGGTGAGCATGAGATTTCCGCGCGGGTCATCAAGGCCCTTCCTAAGTCCTGCGACTGAGAATGATTGACAGGGGGTTCCTCCGACAAGAAGGTCAATTGGGTCATCAGGCCATTCCTTGAATGTGGTCATGTCGCCGTGGTTTGGCGTGTCTGGATAGTGATGCGCCAAGACAGCGCTGGGAAATTTCTCAATCTCGCTGAACCATTGCGGCTTCCAGCCCAGCGAATGCCAAGCGACTGTCGCGGCTTCAACTCCGCTGCACACGCTGCCATACCTCATTCCCATGCCTCCGTCGGCACAGCGCCGTCCGTGACCAGCGCAATGAGCATGCGCGTCGGTCGCTCTGGCCGAACCTTTCCGGCCAGCCAGCGCGAGAGGTGATCGTTCCGAACCCCGACCATTTTGGCGAAGTCCTGCTTTTTCATGCCCTGCGCGCGAATGTGCTCGGCCAGGGCGACGTGTGCGGGTTTCTGTTCCATGCGCGAACTGTAGCACAGCCGTTTTCTTGCGGCAAACGCAATTTCATGCTTGCTACAAGTCCAGAAGAAAGGTAGACCAGTGTTAGACGCAAAGGAGATCAATATGACCAAACATGACGCAGATGACGTTTACCTGAGCCACGTCGATAAGCCTTATGGCAAAGAGTGGGCCGAAACAGTTGGTCGCTTTCAGGAAGGTTTTCTCAGAGATAAGGTTTGCCGCGATCTGGATGCAGCATTTGCCAAAGCTGTTGATACAGCGCAGCGCTTGCTGCCCGTAATAAAAGCAAAGGCATCAGCATGATTGACACGGACGGAAATCTTGCCGCGCTGAACCGGCACCTGCACGAGCGCGAAGAATACGAAGCGCGCTTCATCACCTGCCCGGAGTGCGACGGCGACGGCGAGTGCGCCTACGAGGAAGCGGTCGTCGACTACGTCAACGGCGGATACCTCAAGGAGGTGATCGACACCTGCGAACGCTGCGGCGGATCGGGCGAGATCGAAGCCGACGAGGAAGAAGAATGACCGAGCGACACAAATTCTCGGTCGGCGCCTTTCAGGGCTGGCTCTGCGGCAAGCAGCACTGGGAAGTGCGCCACCGCGACGGGCTGGTGATGGGCCGCGCCAAGAACATGATGGAGTGCGCCAGGCTCGCCACGCGCTTCAACGATCAGAAGAAAGAACTCGACGAGGCCAAGCTGATCTTGGAACTGTCGAAGCACCACACACCGGAGCGCGTCGAGCAAGCGCGCGCCACAATCAAAACACTCATCGGAGGAAACTGACATGCGGATCAGAGACATCATTGGCGACATCATCGGGGTGATCGCGCTTTTCGGCGGCGGCTACGCCTTCCTGCTCATCGGCTACGGACTGGGGTTCTGACATGAAAGGCATCGCAACAGCACTGGCAAAGGCGCAGGCCAACATGGGCAAGGCGCTCAAGCAGGCCAACAACCCGCACTTCCGCAGCAAGTATGCCGACCTGGGCAACGTCATGGACGCCTGCCTTGCCTGCCTGCGCTCAATGAGGCAGGGATCGCGGTGGTTCAGCCCACCGGCGAGGACGAACACGGCCGCTACGTCGAAACGCGCCTGATCCACGGCGAAAGCGGCGAAAGCCTTTCCTGCCGGGTGCCGCTGATCGTCGCCAAGAACGACATGCAGGGCTATGGCTCTGCCGTCACCTACGCGCGGCGCTACGGCCTCATGACGATGGCAGGCATCGCACCAGAGGATGACGACGGCAATGCCGCTGCAAAGGCCGCTCCGAAGCAGGAGGCGCCCAAGAAGATCAGCGCCGAGCAGTTCCAGGAAATCCAAGCGCTGATCGAAATAACCGAAACGGACGAGGCCAAGTTCTGCAAGTTCATGAAGGTCGGCGATCTGCACGACATGAACGCGCAGCAAGCGGCTGACGCAATCGCAATGCTGAAGAAAAAGCAGGCCAAGATCGAGGCCGAGAATGGAGAGACCGATGGAACAGAGAACTGACGAATGGTTCTCGGCTCGGCTGGGGTGCGTCACCGCATCCCGAACGGCCGATGTGATGGCCAAGACCAAAAGCGGATACAGCGCCAGCCGGGAAAACTACATGGCCCAGTTGATCACCGAGCGCCTCACAGGCCAGGCATCGGATGGGTTCAGCAGCGCAGCGATGCAATGGGGAACCGAGACCGAGCCGCAAGCGCGCGAGGCCTATGAGTTCTTCACCGGCGAGACTGTAGAGGAAACAGGGTTTGTCCTGCACCCCTCGATCGAGCACTTCGGCGCATCACCTGACGGCTTGGTGGGCAAGGATGGCCTGATCGAGATCAAGTGCCCGAACACCGCCACGCACATTGACACGCTGCTGACCGAGAAGGTGCCGAGCAAATATCTGACGCAGATGCACGTTCAGATGATCTGCACCGGCCGCGACTGGTGCGACTTCGTCAGCTTCGACCCTCGCCTGCCTGGCGATATGTCCTTCTGGATGAAGCGGGTCGAGCGCGATGCAGACCTCTGCAAAGAGATCGAGGCCGAGGTGAGCAAGTTCCTGCAAGAACTGGCCGAGAAGATCGACAAGCTGCGCGAGCGGTTTGGCGGCCAGCAGGGAGGCGCGGCATGACCGATGCCGAGATCGTCAAAGCCTATGAGCGGATCGAGGAGGAAAACGGCGGGATGGCAAACACCAGCCCGCGCCACATCCTCGAACTGACGGCCAAGGAACTGGGCATCGACATTGATCGCGCTCGCAGCGTGATGATCAACCACTGGAACTGCGGAGGCGCGGGCTGATGCCTTACAAGGTCCGCCTCACCGGCCTTCGGCAGCGCATTTATGCCCACCAGCTTGTGGACGCTGCGCCGGATTATTCGATGGTCACGATCGTCGGCGGGGACCGGACGCTGGACCAGAACGCGAAGATGTGGGCCATGCTCACTGACATCGCGCTGGCCCGGCCAGAGGGCAGGAAGTGGACGCCGGAAACTTGGAAGTGCGCCTTTATGCACAGCCTTGGCCACCAAGTGCAATTCGCCGAAGGGCTGGATGGAGCTGGGCCTTTCCCGCTCGGCTTCCGAACCTCGAAGCTGAACAAGAAGCAGATGAGCGACCTGATCGAGGTCATTTACGAATACGGCTCGCGCCACGGCGTCGAGTGGAGCGAATAGGAGGAACCATGAAGCAAGACCTGAACACCGCGCTGCGTGCGCTCAACGAGGCGGCCTACGCGGCCATCCGGGCCGGAAAGGATACAACAGAGCATCCGAACCTGAACCGCGAAGCGCTGCGCCGTATCGCGCGTGAAACCGACCGCCTGGTCGACACCGGAGGACGTGAAGCATGAAACATACACTTCCAGACTGGATTGAACCGTTGGAACTTGAAGCACCTATTTTTGGGAGAACAAAAAATCCAGCCATGACTGATGAGCAAATATGGGAGTTCCTTGGAAACAATCCATTCAAAGAGTGGAATATCCATGAAACGTTTGACGCAAACGAACACACCATAGGTCACATTGTTAATTCATCTATGGCACTTGCACTTCAACACATAACTGTTTCGGCTTGGGGTGATGGAATAACAATTCACAACATCCAAGATTACGGAAGCACAAGGGTTTCGTGGAGCGATTTGGTTGATGATGCAATGGATTGCTTTGACCCAAGCGATGAAGAAGATCAAATGGTATTAATGGAGATGGCAAAAGAATTTAAGGCTTTATCCGAAAAACTGGAAAAAAAAGCCACAGGGAAACTGCCATGAAAGCGACACTGACAAGGCCGCGCTGGCGTGCCCTCAAAAAGCTGGAAGCGATCGGCGACAAGCCATTCATCGGCACGGAGGTCGATGTGAAGGGCCCGTCGCTGGTCAGCCTCGAAGAATGCGGATGGGTCGAGCGGGTCGAAGCGCCTGCGGACGACACACCCTTTGCCATCGCCACGCAGGGCCATCACTGGCGCGTGACGGAAGCCGGCCGCGCGGCAATCGCGGCATTGCCTGAAACCCAACCACGGAGGACATGACATGGAAATCATCAACATCACCGAGGAAGTCCACAGCGACGAACTGCGCCAGCTGATCGAGCGCATCGAGGCGCAGAACGCGCGCATCAGCGACGAGCTATCGCTCGGCCCTGGGGATGCTCTGATGCGGTGGCTTCTCAAACCCATCATGCGGCCGATCGCACGCCGCAAGCTGGCAGCCCTCTATGAGGACAAGGACAGGATCGATGCTGCCATCAAGCGCGCCCGTCAATCAAAGGCACGGGTGTCTGATCTTTATGACCTGGCCAAGCGCACAAACATGGGATGCCATCGCTGGGAGCGGTGGC